GGATGTCGCCGATCGCCGGCAGGATGTGGTTCTCCAGCCGGCCGCGATCGTCGGCGAGCGTCTCGGTGTCGCGCTGCTCGAGCCACAGCTTGGCGAGCGCCCGCACGGTGAGCCCCGGTGCCGCGGCGGGCTGCACGCTCGCCGTCACTCGGGCCGTCACCGCGTCCAGCATCGCCTGCGCGAGTACTTCCTGACCGACGTCGTAGCCGGTGGACGCCTTGCGGTCGGTTCCGTCCACATCGCGGAACCGGATCCACAGCTTCCCACCGCGTGCGAACACCCCCATCAGCGGCTCCTGCGCCGCGAGCCTTGCCGCGGCTCGGGCGGCTCGGGTGGCTCGGGTGGTGAGCCCGGCACCGGCTTCCGCAACATGTCGAGCAGAATCACCGCGAGGCGAGCGCGAACGCCGGGCCTGGGGACGCGCTTGACGATGACCTCGATCGACTTGTCATCGGTGCGGTCAGTCGGACACCCCATCACCGCACCTTGCGCTTGCGCATGGGGGCAGGCTCAATGGCGAGCTCGTGCGCCGGTGCGGTGGTCGGCAGACCGTTGAGCCGCGCCGTGATCCAGCTTGTCAACGTGCGCCCGTCGCGCTCGGCCGCTGCGATCCACGCGTCGCGATCAGCTTTGCTCACGCGAATGCCGATCATGGCGTCGCGTGGTTTCTTTGAGGCTGCCATGTCAGGGCTTGTATCACAACGTTCGGCGTTGTTGAACATTTGGCCGGCCTCCCCTTAGTCGTCGACGAGATCTCGAAGACCCTCGACGACGATGTCGAGCATCGTCAGAGCCGTGGCGCTCCGCTCGCGCGCGGCGTCCTGCGCCAGCTCGGCGAGGGCCACTTCATTCATCGCAGTCGCCAGTTCGCCGACGCGCCGGCGGGCCTCGGCCATGCTCAGGCGAACGTCATCCCGCTCATCGCTGAGCGGCGCGGAAGCGGCGGGCCGTGTCCGCCGCTTGTTGCGCATGGCGCGCTTGACACGGCCTGACACCTTTGCTTGCCTGGCGGCCGAGGCCCGCCGGCCCTTCACCTCAGCACCTCCGGATCGGTGCCGATGCGGTTGAGCTCGTCCTCGCTCTGGTTCGGCATGAAGAACGCGCCGGGGGTCGCGCCCATACTGTCTTGGTAGGCGCACCAGAACAGCTCGAGCGCGTTCTGCCCCAGCGCGCGCGCGAGGTCGCGCACGATCGAGCCATCGTCGGCCAGCTCCATCACGGCCGCGTGCGCGTAGCGGATCTCGTTCCGCCGGCGCGTGGGCTCCATCAGCGAGCGCACCAGGGCGCCCCGCGCGCGCTGCAGCTGGCGCAAGCCGTCGGGGTCGACGTCAGTCGCCGGACCGCGACGCGGATCGTTTAGCACCTCGTTCAGCAGTGCGATCGCCTGCAGCACGCGTGCGCGGGACGAGGTGCCGTGCTCGAGGAATCGGGACGGTTCGGGCGCGGGCGCGGGCGCGGGGGGCCTGCCCGCTGCCAGCTTGCGGCCGGTTCGTCTCCGGCGGCACGGCGCTTTGCGGCTGCTGCTGGTCACGTCGGTGGCATCGGTGGTGGCATCGGCGATGATCGTGGCGACTTGCATTGTGGTCTCCTGGTCTCGTGGTGATCGGCCTGAGCGGTCCCTGCAGCGCGCGCCGGCGACGTCGCGCGCTCCGAGGATGCTCACGCCGGCGAGCTGGTAGCCCTCCGCGCCAGCGTCGAGCCGCAGGCGCAGAAGCGCACCTCCTGGCGGCACTCCGGCTCGTCTCCATCCGCCTCGACGACCTGGTAACCGGCGAGCTCGAGGCGCGACCATGCCTCGTCGTCGGCGGCCAGCGCGGCGTGAATCGCCCGGCTGCAGGCCAGCGAGCGGCTCACGGTCGCACCGCCCTGGCGGCATCCGCGCGCCGGTGCGCGTCGTCAGCTCGGTCGCGCACAAGCGTGCGACGATCGCCTGCGAGCACGAGTGACGCAATCCAGAGGCGAATGCCGAGCGCTCGCCAGGCAAGCGCCGGCGGGTTGCGATCGACCATCGAGTTGTAGCGGCGCAGCGCGCGGGAAGCTTCGTCGAGCATGCTTCACAATGTATGCACTACGTTTAACATTGTCAAGCCATCGCTAAACACGAGCGAAGGCACAGGAATCGAGCGATCGGTCCGCGGGACGTCCGCAGGGAGTCCGCGGGCCGAATACCCGTCCACGCTGGCGCACTGGTTTCGTCGTCACTACGTTTCGTCGCATGAAGCTGATTGCGATGATGTGCGTGATGCTCGCCGCGTGCGCGGTCGATGGTCCGAAGCTCGCCCCTGACGCCGTACAATGGGGGGTCCACGATCAAGAGTTCTTCGAGCCGTGTGATCCTGCATGGACGCTCGACGGTAGAAGCCCCACCGCGTGCGAGTCGGCGTGCATCGTGAAACCTGTCGAAAAGCCTTGCAGCGGCGATGTTCATGTTCCGTGCAACGATCACGATGCTTGCGCCAAGGCCGACGACCGCGGGGACGTACGCGACTGTCCGTCCACCTTCGTGGCTACAGACTTTGCGGGTCGGCATCTCGGATGCTGCCTTCCAAGGTTCGTCTCGAGCTTTCCCGACAAGATCATTCCGTCGTTCTACGAATGCCCCGCGCAGTAGCGTCGCTTCGCCGCTAGGTGACCGTGAACGCGCCGAGCGTGACGTCGAACACGTCGCGTACGAGGTCGAGGTGAATCTCGCCCTTGTGCAGCTGACCCAGATCGACGCGCGCGATCCGCATCACCATGCTATCGATGCCGAGCTGCGGCCATGTCAGCTTGACGACGTCGCCAGGGCGCTTCGTGTAGAAGCTGCGATTCGCCACGACCGAGGCCTTGACCATCGGCCGCGACACCACCGCGAGCTCGCGCGCCGCGAGAGTTTGGGCGAGCGCTCTGGTACAGCATCCAGCGAAGCGGAGATCTGTGCTGCGCAGCTTACCTTGGCTCGTGAAGTTGGCGCCGTTCTGCGCGGTAGCGACACCGTCGACATAGTCGCGATCGCGGTCAGTGAAGGTCACGCGGACCTGGTTTGCTGTCTCATCCCAACCCGACACGCTGAGCCACGAACCGCTGTCCGGTTTCGCATTGTCGGGCGTGATGACGTCGAGCGCGTTCACGTTGTAGTCGTTTCGGATCAGCCTGAGCACGAACTTGCCCGTGGTCGGCTCCTCGTAGAGCGTGCCGTCGATCTGCTTGAGGATGTCGTTGATGACGTTGGTTGCGTCGTCGCTTCTCTCGAGCGCGATGGAGTAGCTATGGTTCTCCGCGATGAGCGTCGTCGCGGCGGCCTGGAACGAAGCCTTGTCTACCTTGCTCTCAGGCAGCCCCAGCTTGCCCCACGGCGACGTGAGCAGGTCGTAGATCACGCTCGCCGGCTCGGCACCAGACGCGTCAGGCAGCGCACCGAAGTCGCTCGGCGTGCCCTGGCTCATGGCCTCGATCTCGAACGAGTAGCCGGTGATCGTCGGCGACTCTCCAATCGACCACGAGTACATCGTGCAAACCGCCAGGTTGTGGTAGCTCGGGATCAGCGACGGATCGACACCGGAAAGAATCATGCGCGTATAGGTGTGACCGCCGAACTCTACGCGGTTGTCGAACCCCGGCAGATATTCCCCTGAGCCATAGATCCCGCCGCCCCGGCCAACGCCACCCAGCTTCGAGTTGAGCGGCACCCCCCATGCCGGTCGATTCGGCGGGAATGAGTCGACCACCGGATCGAGCCTGATATCGCCGGCCCACACGTTGCGAAGGAAAGACGAGCCCCGCGTGAGCGTGGTCGTCCCGTAGAACGGAATCCCGACGATGAACGCCATGTCCACCTCGTAGTGCGGATCAGACGCCGTTATCGTCGAGTTTCCAGACCAGATCAGAACCGGAGACCGCACGCGGTACTTGCCGTAGATGATCGGCATCGGCGCGCCTTCGTCGCTCCGTGGGACCGACAGCCCCTGGAACGGAGGTGGCTTGGGATGGTCTTCGATCCAACGGTGGTAGACGTAAGCACCCAGGAGGATCGCGCCTTCGATGAGTTCGACCCACATATCAGGGCTGCTGAATCACACCCAGGCCGGAGCCGGGTGACCACGGAGCAAAGGTGCCCAGCATCTCGGGCATGCCACCGTAGTTGACGACGTTGTTGAACTTGTCGCGACATGTGACGATGTCGTGATTGCATCCGCTGTAGACGATGACGCCGTCGCCAACGACGGCGTCGACGAACGGAGCATTCAGCGTCAGCACCGTGCCGACCTGTGAGAGCACCATGCGACGCTGCCCACTTCCGTGAAGCACCTCGCCAAACTGGAAGCGCTGATCGAAGCTGCCGGCCACTGTCGAGAGCGAGATCGTGTTGCCGCTGATCGCGGTGATGTACACCGCTGGTGGGTTGATCGCGAAAAACGAACGGTCGAGGCTGCATTGCGCGTCGTAGAGCACGTGGTTGCATTGCCGCTGCGCAGCTACCTGCGGCAGCTTCACGCGCAGCGGATCGTCAGTCGCACTCGGGCATCGTACGTTCGCAACGTGCCCGTCGATGGCAATCGCTTGCGCAAAACCGTCCCATTGTTGGATTGCCGAACCGCTCACCGACTGCATACGCAGCAGCCTTACAGTCGTGCCATGCTCCGGCAGCCCACTTGCCACGAACCGCTGCACGAACGGGTGCGAAATCGGCAGATACACCACGAGCTCACGTCCGGTGAGGTCCTGCGCGACCTGTTGATTTCCGCGGCTCATCGTCGCGGCCACGTACGTGAAGCCGCCGTACTGCACGTCGACCACATGGCTCGTCAGCCTGTATGTCTTCGTCGGCGTCGTGATCGTATACAGGTCGATCGGCCGATTCTGCGAGACCGAGCGCTCGTTGTCGTCATACGTGCTCACGGTGTGGCGGCTCGCACCGCGTCGCGGAGCGCCTCGAGCAAGGTGTGGCTCGCGAAGTCCGCTCTCTCGATCGCTCGAGCGGCCTCGTACACTGGGCGCAATCTGGCGAGCTCGCGGCGAGCTTCGTCGAGTGTCATCGGTTCTGGTTTGCTCAGCATCACGTCGCCTCGTTCTGCCGCGAGCGCTCGATCGCTCCGGCCGCAAACGTCATCGCCAGCTGACCCAAGTCGGTCCCCGCCAGTAAGCTGCCAACGTCGTCGAGAGGAGTCCAGCATCCCGCCATCAACTCTCTGCGACGATCGCGCGGCCGATGGCCGCAGTGGACCTCGCCGTGGCGGCGCAAGATGTGACCGAGTGCCAGCACCGCGGCGAGGCAGTCAGACCATGTAGGCTCACGGCCGTACTCGGCAAGCGCGCCGAGCAACTCGTCCATTGCGTCCCGTAGCGATAGCGGCAGCGATAGCGGCGCGACGTCCGAGCTCAGCTCCGCCTCGGGCGCGGGTCTATCACCCGCGGACTCGCTCACGACGCGTGGCGCTCCTGCGCCAGCGCGTAGAGATCGCGGGCCGTGGAATCCTCCTCGAGGGCCTGGCACATTGCCACCGAGTAAGCGGCGATGCCGCGCGCCTTGGCGAACCGCTCGACGTGCTCACGGAGCGCCTTGTCGACCGCGCGCTCCGGCGCGCGCTTGGCCATCTCGGCGGCCTTCGCGGCCTCCGCAGCGATCGTCGCGTTCACCTGCTGTGCGGCACCGACGGCCTGCTGGAGCGCCATGTCTCTCTGCGCCGCGAGCCGCGACGCCTGCTCGTAGAGATCGCGGGCCTTCGTCGAGATCTTCAGGAGCCGATCCTGCGCCTGGTATGGCTCGATGTTGTGATCCAGCGCGAACGCTTCGGTCTGGTCGCGCATCGCGGTGTTGATCTCGTCGATCTTGCCGGAGAGCAGCTTGACCCGCTGCGCGGCGATCTCTCGCGTCGGGTCGGCAGCCTTGGCGTGCGCCTGGCTGTACTTCTCGTACAGCGCAAGGTACTCGGGGTCGCGCTCGTCGATCAGCCGGTTCATCACCTGGCCCGGATGGAGCTTGCGCCCGGCCGCCGCTTTCACGATGTACGCATCGTGCTCCGCCGTCGCACGATCACGCGCCTCGTGCAGCGACTTGATGATGGTTCCGGCCTTCTCGAAGGTGATCTCGCTCGCCGCGAGGGCCTTCTCGAAGTCCGTCGCGTGCTTGTCGATCTCGGCTTGCTTGTCCATCTCGATCCCTTTCGCGATCCAGGCGGCCGCCCACGGCGCCGCGGGGTTGAGTTTTGCGATCTCGACGCGTGCCGCGTCACTCGGCAGCTCGCCGAGCCACTTCTCGATCGGATCGAACACGAACACCGCGCGACCTGGCGCGTACGTCACCGTGAGCGGGTTGACGGTCCCACGACCCGCGGACTTCGCAGTGGCTGCCGCACGCGCGACGTTGGCCGCTGCGGCTGACCTGGCAACGTCGAGTATATTCTCGGGGACCGTCGTATCCACGGTGTGCGAGTGACCACCCGCGAGAGCGATCGTGATCTTCCCGGACTTGGGATCGAACGCCCAGTCGTGAGCGTGCTCCTCTTCGTCTTTGGGCGCGCCGGAATAGCCGGTTCTGAGGCGCGGACGCGAATCGTCGAGGACGTCCTCGGGGCACAGCGTGTGCTGGTGACCGTCGGTGACCGTGGTCAGCACCGCATTCTTGCGCGCGCGGCGGCGCGGCGGCGTGGCGATCGGCGAGCGCTTCAGCGCGTCAACGGGCTCACGTTCGCCGATGCCGGCGATGCTCAGCCCCGTGTAGGTGCCGCTGCGGAAGCCGGCCAGGATGTCGGGCGACGGGCGGATCGCGACCATGAGGCCCGAAGTCCGGATCTGCGAGCCGACGGTATCGCCGAAAAAGGCCTTGGCGACGTCGGGCCCCATCGGGAACGCGAACGCGACGCGGCTGCCGCCACCGCTGTCACCTTCCGCGTGCATCGCGTCGACGGCGGCGCCGTCGCGCAGGTACTGCTCGGCCGCCGCGATGTAGTCCTCCTGGATTTGGTCGCCCTGCAGATCCGTGTACGCAGTCCCATCGGGGCCGTGGGTCATGAGGGCCCACGCGTACACGAGGGGGTCTGCGCCGTCGGAGATCTTCAGCACGCGAGCGTTCGCGGTCACATGCACCTCGTCGGCGCCGGCTCTCTTGATCAGAACCACCTTGGCGTGCTCCTGAGCGGGCACGTCCACGGCACTGATGAACTTCAAACTCTTGATTCTCAAACGAAATCGGCCAGCCATGACCTACTCCTTGATCGATCTCGACTGCGGCGACGAGCGCCGCGCGGTGCACCACGGGTGTGGCTCACGCCGCCGCGGCGGCGAGGAAAGATCAGCCGACCGGCCGCGCGCGCGAAGGGGCACCGCAGACCTGCGCACGGGTTGACCCTCTGGTCGGCTGGAAACCGTTGCCGCAGGAGACGCCGGCGCCGCGGCCGCCACGCCGCGGCTCCCTGTCCCGCGGCCTGGTGGAAAAGGTCGCGGGCCACAACGACTAACTCGAAGGTCGGCAGCAATTCCGACCGTCGTTGTGGCCCGCGAAACACGAAAGAAGAACGCGCCGAGCGGCTCGAGCTCCAGCCCGCGCTGACCGAGCGCCGCGCGCAGCGGCTTGAGGTCTGCTGGCGCCGGCGCCACCTCTCGTGGTGCTGCCTCGTCGTCGTCATCCATGGAATGCCGCGCGGGACGCAAGACTGACACGGCGGGTTTAGTCAACGGCGGCGCATAGACCAGCGAGCCCGGCTCGGCGAGTGCGGCGAGCGTCTCGGCAGCTGTCGACTTGCTGATCTCCCAGATCGTTTCACCGTGCTCGCGGTGCTTCCGCAAGCCGGTCACCAGGCGGCTCATGCACCACCGCCCTGTGGCTGCGCCGCCGCACGCTGCACGGCCTTCA